CAACTCTTTAAAACAACGGTAAAACAAAATTAAACTATGTCAAATGAAATAAAAAGTTCGACAGACACCTTGGCTACCTCAGCTGACGTGCTCAACGAACAACTTAACGCATTTGGAAGTGACATTACAGTCACGAAATATGACTTAGAGATGTTTCTCGAAAAGTCGTGGAGTACCGCTAACTTCACGTTAGCTAGGGCGGTGCTCAAGCAACACTCATTGAAGTTTGGCCGCGCAACTATACCCGGCACGAACAGGGCTATGCCTCGTGTTGGGGTGGCGTTACCAGACCTTTCTGGAGTCGGCAACTTAATGGGAGATTTAGACAGCGTGCTATCAGCGGGTCTGGACACGGCCCAAGCGATAGCTGATGGCAAGCCGCTTGCCGCTATCGACTCAGCATTAAAGACTGCTGAGAAGGTCCAAAAGATGAAAGAAGACACTACTGACAGACAGACCATTGATGGTACATCTGGTGGTGGTGGCAACAAGACCAACGTTGTTGCTCCGAGACGTGGTGATATGGTTCACATGTTTACAGAAGTACCAGAAGTTCAGACAAACAGAGAGGTAAGTGTAAGAAACACGCTGTACACACAGGTAACTGTTGAACCAACTACGTATGAGGAAGACATCTACACCCGTGAACCCGCTTCAGCCTATCTAAGCGGTGTCAAGTGGACGGTACCACCTTGTACTGACTATGCAACTACTTTCTGGGAGAATTGGGTCTCGAGATTTCAGTTACTAGCTCAGATGCGATGTGGTTTCAACGTTCAAGCTGTGACTAGATTTAGTTATGCTAGAATGGAATTGTATGTAAATAGCATCTCAACGGCTATTTCGACATATCTGTTTTATGCAAACACATATCAATACACAGTGCTAAACGGGAAGAATACAGCTAGGAATGGTTTACGCGACATGTTCGACGTTAGTGATCTACAGTACCTACAGCTTCTTGCTGAAAGGCTAAATGATCTACCCATTCCACCTAGATTGTATAATGAGCTTGCTCATCTATACGCGATCTACCATACTAGCGACGCTAGTGGTACTTCATCTAGCTATAGCTTTACACCTCTTTCACTTGACGGTGGCTATGGCAACTTGGATTCTATCCCTACTGACACACAGGGAATTAAGTATTGCTTGCAGACTCTATTGCAAGACGTAGAATTCATTGGAACCACAGACATGCTATCACGCGTGTTACCAG